TCAGGCGGCGCGTTTGCGCAGGCGCACGGCCCCGGCAGCACCGAATGCCGACAGGATCAGCAGACCGCCGGCCGGCAGCGGCACGGCGGGGGTGATCTGACCGGCCAGCGGGCCCGACTGGGTGCCGAAGGTCTGAACATAGACCTGCTCGCCCGCGCTGGCGTAATAGCCGCCAGCGGGCACAGTTACGTCGATCCACCCAAGATACGGATTGTACTGCCGGGTGGTGGTTTCCGGGTAGGTCACGAATTCCCGCATGTAGCCAGAAGCCGTGACATCAATGGTCTTGCTGTTCACCCAGTAGGTGAAAGCGAAGGTGAAGTTGAACTTGTACTGCTGACCCGAGTCATTGCCCGAGGTCAGGACCGGCCCAGAGAAACCTTCGAAGGAATAGCTGGCCACAGCGTGGGTAAATGTGGAGGACCGGCTTGGGTAGCCCGAGATATGGGCGTCGGTGAAAGTGAAGTTGTGCGGGCCGTAGTCGACGTTCAGGCTGAAATCCGAACCGATCACGTAGCCGGTGGTGTAGTCGAACGACCCGGTCAGATAGGTGAAGGCGGAGGGATCCGCGGCTACCGCGGCTTTCTTGCCGTCCTGCCAGGTCTGGCTATCGACGCTATGGGGCTTGGTGCCCCAGAAAGCCTGGTCGAAATTGTAGGTCAGCGTTTCCGCCTGCGCGGCCGTGGCCGTGGCGAGGGTTGCGGCCAGAAGGCCCCCCGCAAGATAGGAATACTTCAAAGGTTTACCCCTGATTGAAAATGGTCTTCGGTCTTTGCGCATCGAAAAGAATGCGCCTTATCGCATCTGATTAGGAATGTGGCGGGATTGTGTCAATTGGCTTCGGGGTGCGGTCTGTCGTTTTGACAACTGGTTTAACTACACTGTTTTCATTCAGGAAACAGACGGGCCGGAGATTGTGTAATGTCGCCTGATCGATCCCGATCCCCCACGCAACGCACGCCCCTTAACACCCCCTGATTTGACCGACCGCACGGGGTAACCTATAGGTCATGACATGCTGGAACAGGCATGACGAAAGGCCCCGGGCACCCGCCCGCAGGGCCTTTTTTCGTGCCCGGGCGTCGGACGGGCCAACAACAATAACAAGAAGGGCAATGAGAATGACTCTGATCAAATTGGAGCAAGAGGCCAGCGAACTCTCTGGTCACATCGGCGAAATCGTTGAGCAGCTAAAGGACCTCAAGAGGGAACTGCGCATGGTCCAGGGCTATGTGCAATCCGAAGAACCCGGCCATGTGCGCGAGGCACTGCGCTGCGCCGGGGACATCCGGACATTCATCAGACACGCATACGAGGTGGAGGCGAAGTACAATGAAGAACGACGCAGGGAACTTGGGCTTGCCGGCGATGCCGGATTCGATCTTGACGCAGCCCGGGCTGAGATCGGCTGCAAGCTGGATCGCCTCAGAGCATGTTGCGCTGCAGGAGCTGTTTCTTGAGGACCTCACCGAGGGAGAGCTTCGTGCTCTCCCTTTTCTTTTTGAATTCTGGGCGATGCCGCATCAGCTGCCGCCCGAGGGGGCCTGGCGGGCTTGGGTCATCCTGGGCGGAAGGGGCGCGGGCAAGACGCGCGCCGGGGCGGAATGGGTGCGGGCGCAGGTCGAAGGCGGGCGGCCGCTGGATGCGGGGCGCTGTCAGCGGCTGGCGCTGGTCGGGGAAACCATCGACCAGGTGCGCGAGGTGATGATCTTTGGCGACAGCGGCATCCTGGCCTGTTCGCCCCCCGATCGTCGCCCGCAATGGGAGGCCGGGCGCAAACGCCTGGTCTGGCCCAATGGCGCGCTGGCCTATGCCTTTTCCGCCCATGAACCCGAAGGGCTGCGCGGGCCGCAGTTCGACGGGGCCTGGGTGGACGAACTGGGTAAATGGAAGAAGGCGCGCGACACCTGGGACATGCTGCAATTCGCCCTGCGCCTGGGCGAGGATCCCCGCGTCTGCGTCACCACCACGCCGCGCAATGTTGGGGTTCTGAAGGAACTGCTGGACCTGCCCTCGACCGTGGTGACCCATGCGCCGACCGAAGCCAACCGCGCCAATCTGGCGGCCTCCTTCCTGGAAGAGGTCCGCGCGCGCTATGCCGGCACCGGGCTGGGCCGGCAGGAATTGGACGGCGTGATGCTGGATGCGGCCGAAGGCGCGCTGTGGACCCCCGCGATGATCGAGGCCTTGCGGGTCGAGGACACGCCCCCCCTGGACCGGATCGTCGTGGCGGTGGACCCGCCGGTGACGGGGCACGCGGGATCGGACGCCTGCGGGATCGTGGTCGCGGGGGTGGTCTATGGCGATGCGGGCACGTCCCAGGCCTATGTGCTCGAAGACGCCACGCTGCGCGGTGTGACCCCCGCCCAATGGGCCGAGGCCGCCGTGGCCGCCATGGCGCGGCACGGGGCGCACAGGATCGTGGCCGAGGTCAACCAGGGCGGCGATCTGGTGGAAAGCGTCGTGCGCCAGGTCGACCCCGATGTGCCCCTGCGCAAGGTGCGTGCGTCCCAGGGCAAGGTCGCGCGGGCCGAACCTGTCGCGGCGCTTTATGAACAGGGCAGGGTGCATCACCTGCGGGGCCTTGGCCCGCTGGAGGATCAGCTGTGCCTGATGACCACGCGCGGGTACGAGGGCAAGGGCAGCCCGGACCGCGTCGATGCGCTGGTCTGGGCAATCACCGACCTGATGCTGGACCGGGGGGCGTTGCGCGGATCGCCCCGGGTGCGCTCGGTCTGACAAGGGCGCTTTAACGCTTTGTTGGGAAAGTCCCTCTCGTGACGCCAAGCACGGCGAAAGGAGAGGCGATGTCAGTGATCGATTACTTCCGGCGGGGGGCCGCTGCCTCGGCCCCTCAGACCAACGCCAGCGCGGCGGGTCCGGTGATCTCCTATCACTCGGCGGGCCGTGTGGTCTGGTCGCCTCGGGATGTGGCCTCGCTGACCCGCACGGGCTTTGCCGGCAACCCGGTGGTGCATCGCGCGGTGAAACTGATCGCCGAGGCCGGGGCCGCCCTGCCGCTGATCCTTCAGGACGCCACCTCGCGCTATGACAGCCACCCCCTGATCGACCTGATGGCCCGCCCCAATGGTGCCCAGGGCCGCGCGGAATTGTTCGAGGCGCTCTATGGTCAGCTGGTGCTGACCGGCAATGCCTATCTGGAAGGGGTCGCGGCCGAGGATGGCGCGCCGGTGGAACTGCACGTCCTGCGCTCTGACCGGATGTCGGTGGTGCCCGGCGCGGATGGCTGGCCCGTGGCCTATGAATACGCTGTGGGCGGGCGCAAACACCGGTTCGACGCAACCGGCCCGCGCCCCACGGTGCTGCATCTGAAAAGCTTTCACCCCCAGGACGACCACTATGGTCTGTCGGCGCTTCAGGCGGCGGCACAAGCGATCGACGTGCATTCCTCGGCCTCGGGCTGGTGCAAGGCGCTTTTGGACAATGCGGCGCGGCCCTCGGGGGCGCTGGTCTATGGGGCTGCGGATGGCGCATCGCTGTCGTCCGAGCAATTCGACCGCCTGTCCAACGAGTTGGAGGCGCATCACATGGGCGCGCGCAATGCCGGGCGGCCGATGCTGCTGGAAGGCGGGCTGGATTGGAAACCCATGGGGTTTTCGCCCTCGGACATGGAATTTCACCGCACGAAAGAGGCCGCCGCCCGCGACATCGCGCTGGCCTTTGGCGTGCCGCCGATGCTGTTGGGCATCCCCGGTGAGGCGACCTATGCCAATTACCAAGAGGCACATCGCGCGTTTTTCCGGCTGACCGTGCTGCCCCTGGCGACTCGGGTGACGGCGGCGATTTCCGCGTGGCTTCAGGGCTTTACCGGCGATCCCGTCTGGCTGCGCCCGGATCTGGACCAGGTGCCCGCGCTCTCGGCGGAACGCGATGCCCATTGGGCGCGGGTGTCGGGCGCGGATTTCCTGAGCGCGGCGGAAAAACGCGCGCTTCTGGGGCTGCCGGCGGAGCCGGGGGAATGACCGATCAGACGCCGCCCCGGCGCTATGGGTTCGAAAGTTTCGACTGCGCCCCGGCGCTGCGGCTTGAGGCACATGAACGGGTCTCGCGGCTTCAGGTCGAGGCGCTGAATGACAGGCTTGCTCGCCTAGAGGTGGTGATCGAGCGGTTGGAGCGCCGATTGTGGCTGACCGTCTATGGTGTGGTTGCTGTGATACTTGCGGAAGCCTTCCAGTCGTTCTTAGGCAAGCTGCCTTAATGATGAGTTTAACTGCAATCCGCTTGCAGGAAGGGGAAATAACCCATGGAACTTGAACATAAATTCTGCTGCGTATCCGCCGACATCCAGGTGGCGGACGACCTGACTATCGAAGGCTATGCCTCGCTTTTCGGCAAGGTGGACCAGGGCGGCGACCGGGTGGAAAAGGGCGCTTTTGCGGCCTCCCTGGCCTCGGGGCGCGGGGTGAAGATGCTTTGGCAGCATGATCCGGCGCAACCTATTGGTGTGTGGTCCGAGCTGCGCGAAGACAATCAGGGGTTGTGGGTCAAGGGCCGTCTGCTGGACGGAATCGCCCGCGCGCGCGAAGCGGCGGAACTGATCCGCGCCGGGGCCATCGACGGGCTTTCGGTCGGCTATCGCACCCGCCGCGCGGTCAAGACCGACCAGAGCACCCGCAGCCTGATCGAGCTTGAGCTGTGGGAGGTGTCGCTGGTCACCTTCCCGATGCTGACCACAGCCCGCGTCACGGCCAAGGGCGATGCGCTGGACAGCACGTTGCGCGACCTGGCGCAGGTCTTTGACGCCGCGCGGCAGGATCTGACGCGGACCGGCCAGGGCCAAACGCCCGGCTGACCGCCCCCACACCGGAGACCCAAGGAAAGGATCAGGGATGACAACAGCCGAGATGACCTCTCGGAGCGGAGAAGATCTGTCTCCGGCTCAGGAGGTGAAGACCGCAGTCGCGGGGTTCGTGGCCGATTTCAAAGGCTTCCGCGACGAGATGAGCAACCGAATGAAACAACAGGAACACCGTATGACCATGCTGGATCGCAAGACCTCTGCCGGCCACCGCCCCGCGCTGGCCACCCAAGCCGACCAGGAGGCCCCGCATCAGAAGGCTTTCAACGCCTATCTGCGCTCGGGCGATGATGACGGGCTGCGCGGGCTGCAGCTTGAGGGCAAGGCGATGAATTCGTCCGTGGCCGCGGATGGCGGTTACCTGGTGGACCCGCAGACCTCGACCGCCGTGCAGGGGGTGCTGCGTTCGGCTGCCTCGCTGCGCCAGATCGCCAATGTCGTGACGGTCGAGGCGACGTCCTATGACGTGCTGGTGGACACCAGTGACATCGGCTCGGGCTGGGTGACGGAAACCGGATCTGTCGCGGAAACCGGCACCTCGACCATGGACCGGATCTCGATCCCGCTGTTCGAACTGGCCGCGCTGCCCAAGGCATCGCAGCGTCTGCTGGACGACAGCGCCTTTGACATCGAGGGCTGGCTGGCCGAACGCATTGCCGACAAATTCGCCCGAAGTGAAGCGGCGGCCTTTGTGTCCGGCGATGGCACGGACAAGCCGACGGGGTTTCTGACTCATCCCACGGTTGCGGATGCCACCTGGGCCTGGGACAGCCTTGGGTATATCGCCACCGGCAGCGACGGCGGCTTTGACCTGAACGATCCCAGTGATGCGATTGTCGACCTGGTCTATGCCCTGGGCGCGCGCTACCGCGCCAATGCAAGCTTCGTGATGAACTCGAAGACCGCGGGGGCGGTGCGCAAGCTGAAGGATGCCGAGGGCCGGTTCCTCTGGGCCGACAGCCTCGCCGCCGGGGAACCTGCGCGTCTGATGGGATACCCCGTTCTGCTATGCGAAGACATGCCCGACATTGCCTCGGGCAGCCTGTCGGTGGCCTTCGGGGATTTCCACGCAGGCTATACGATTGCCGAACGCCCGGACCTGCGCGTGCTGCGTGATCCCTTCAGTGCCAAACCGCATGTTCTGTTCTACGCGACCAAGCGTGTCGGCGGCGATGTCACTGATTTTGCAGCGATCAAACTGCTGAAATTCGGCGCCTCCTGATCGGGGGGCTGAATCGTCGGGGGCGGACTTGTCCCCGGCGGGCGCGTGTTCGTCGGCATATGCGCCGGCCAGCTGCTCCCTCCGTCCGCTTCGGCGTTGACGGGCACGCGCCACGGGGCGGCAGCAAGGGAAAGCCAGGGAAAGGGATCGCGGATGCTGATCGAAGAAAGCGAGATTTTGTTGGCCGATCTACCGGTCGAGGCCTTCAAGGCGCATCTGCGCCTGGGCCGCGGCTTCAGCGGCGACACGGTGCAGGACAGCGTTCTGGAAAGCTTCCTGCGGGCGGCCATCGCCTCGGTCGAGGGGCGGTGTGGCAAGGCGCTGATGATCCGGACCTTCATCTGGACGCTGCCCTTCTGGCAGGATGACCTGCGTCAGGTCTTCCCCATTGGCCCGGTGCAAGAGGTTCTGGAACTGGCCCTTCTGGATGCGGCCGAGCAACCCACAGTTGTCGATCCCGCGCGCTTCCGGCTTGAGAAGGACATGCATTTCCCGGCGCTCAACGGGCGCAGCGCGGGTCTGCCCAATCCGCCCGCCGACGGGTCGATCCGGGTGCGGTTCACGGCCGGATATGGCGCAACCTGGGACGAGGTGCCGCGCGATCTGGCGCAGGCCGTCATGTTGCAGGGCGCACATTACTATGAACACCGCGAGGCCACGGGCCTGGGCGAAGGCTGCGCGCCGTTCGGGGTGATTTCCCTGACAGAACGTTACCGCCCGATGCGGATCTTCACGCGGGGCCGGGTATGAGCCCGCGTCTGAACCGGCTGCTGGTGCTGGAAGACCGCCAGCGTCAGCCCGATGGCTCGGGCGGGTACTCCGAGGCCTGGGTGGCCTTGGGCGAGATCTGGGCCGATGTAAGCGCCCGCACCGGGCGCGGCACCGATCTGGGTCCGCTGGCCACCGCGCGCACCGGCTATCGCATCGTGGTGCGCGGCGCGCCGGTCGGCACGCCCTCGCGCCCCGTGGCGGGGCAACGCTTCCGCGAGGGCCCGCGCCTGTTCCGGATCGAGGCCGTGGCGGAACGCGACAGCGAAGGCCGCCATCTGATCTGTTTCGCGCACGAGGAGGTCGCGGCATGACCTACACCATGGCCATCGCGCTGCAAAAGGCCGTCTATGCCGCGCTTTCGGCGGATGCCGCGTTGCAAGCCCTTGTGGGTACAGCGATTTTCGACGCGCCCCCCGTGGGTGCGATCCCCGCGCTTTACGTCAGCCTCGGCCCCGAGACGGCGCAGGACCGGTCCGATCAGGGCATCAGCGGCGCGCGGCATGATTTCGTGATCTCGGTCGTCACCGATGCGGGCGGCTTCCAGGAGGCCAAGGCCGTGGCCGCCGCCGTATCGGACGTTCTGGATCAGCCCCTGGGCGCGTTGGATCGCGGCAGGCTGGTCACGCTGAACTTTCTGCGGGCGCGGGCGAAACGCGACGAGGCCGGCCAGCAAAGGCGCATCGACATGACGTTCCGCGCCCTGCTGGACGACGAATAACCCCTTATCAGGAGACAAGAAATGGCAGCCCAGAATGGCAAGGACCTGTTGATCAAGGTCGACATGTCCGACAACGGCACCTTCCAGACGCTGGCGGGTCTGCGCGCCTCGCGCATCAGTTTCAACGCCGAGGCGGTGGATGTCACCAGCCTGGAAAGCCAGGGCGGCTGGCGCGAATTGCTGGGGGGCGCGGGGGTGCGCTCGGCCTCGGTTTCGGGGGCGGGGGTGTTCCGCGACGCGGGCTCGGACGAACGGGCGCGGCAGATCTTTTTCGACGGGGAAACGCCGGATTTCCAGGTCATCATCCCCGATTTCGGCATCATCGAGGGCCCGTTCCAGGTGACCGGTATCGAATACGCCGGCGTGCATGACGGCGAGGCCACCTATGAGATGTCTCTGGCCTCGGCCGGGGCGCTGAGCTTCTCAGCAATCTGATGGGCAATCCCTACGCCGGAGAGGTCACGCTGGTGATCGACGGGCGCGCCCATGTGATGCGCCTGACCCTTGGTGCCCTGGCCGAGCTTGAGGAGAGCCTGTGCGCGGGGTCGCTGATGGCGCTGATCCAGCGGTTCGAGGAGGCGCAGTTTTCCACCCGCGACGTGCTGGCGCTGATCGTCGCGGGGTTGCACGGTGGTGGCTGGCAGGGGCGTGCGGCGGATCTGTTGCAGGCAGATATCGAGGGCGGGCCGGTCGCGGCCTCACGTGCGGCGGCGCGACTGCTGACGCTGGCCTTCGCCCTGCCGGAGGGCGCGGAATGAGCGGTTTGGCACAGGGGGCGCAGGGCAGCCCGTCACGGGGGGGCGAGGGATTTGACTGGGTGTCGCTGGTGCAGGCCGGGGTGCGGGGTCTGGGCCTGCGCCCGGCGGAATTCTGGGCGCTGACCCCGGCGGAACTGTCGCTGATGCTTGGCCGCGCCGCGCCCCCGGCGCTTGGCCGGGCGGGGCTGGTGGATTTGATGGCGGCCTTTCCGGACGCGCAAGCGGACCATGAAGGGCCGAACATGAACAGAGGTGACGCATGATCGAGGATTTCGACGGCATTGGCGATCTGCACGCCCAGGTCGAGGCGCTGGAGCTGTCGCTTGGCGGGGCGGCGGGTATGGCCGCCGGCTTTGACAGCGAATTGCGCCGGATGCGGGTGGCCCTGGCCGAGACCGGCAAGGACGTGCAGACGCTGGAACGCGGGCTGTCGCGCGGGTTGAAGCGGGCGCTGGATGCGGTCGTTCTGGATGGGGCGAAACTGTCGGATGCCCTGGGGATCGTGGCGAATTCGGTGATCTCTCAGGCGTACAACGCCGCCGTCAAACCGGTGACGGATCATTTCGGCGGGATGATCGCCCAGGGCGTCGGCGGGTTGTTCCAGAACGTCCTGCCTTTTGCGCGGGGGGGCGCGATTGCCCAGGGCCGGGTGATGCCCTTTGCCGACGGCGGCGTGGTGCGCGGCCCGACGGCCTTTCCCATGCGCGGGGCCACCGGGCTGATGGGAGAGGCGGGGCCCGAGGCGATCCTGCCGCTGACCCGTGGCAGCGATGGCAAGCTGGGCGTGCGATCCCAGGGCGGGCGTCCGGTGACGGTGGTGATGAACATCCAGACCCCTGATGCCGACAGCTTCCGCCGGTCCCAGGCGCAGGTCGCCGCACAGATGTCGCGTGCCCTGGCGCGGGGGCAGCGGAACCGGTGAGGGGGGATGATGATGCGTCCATATCCCACGGCTCTCGTGGGCCGCGATGAGCACAGCGAAGAGCCCCCAATTGCCGAACCTTTGACTTGAGGAACCGCCCGGCGGCACGCCGGGCAGCGGCCCGTTGCCCGGCAAGCGATTGCTCGCAATCGCTGAGAGGGGCCGCCCCCCTGGGCGGCCGCTTCGCAGCCACCCGCGGACGGACGCTGCCCTTTGCGAAGACCTCGGATGAACTCGAGCCGGTTTGACGAATGCTGAAATCTCAACCCCAACCCCGAAAGGAACCCGCATGTCCTTCCATGAAATCCGTTTCCCCGCGGCGCTGTCCTTCGGGTCCTCCGGAGGGCCGGAACGCCGCACGGAAATCGTCACCCTCGCCAACGGATACGAGGAACGCAACGCCCCCTGGTCGCAATCCCGGCGGCGCTATGATGCCGGCGTCTCGATGCGGTCTCTGGACGATATCGAAACCCTGCTGGCCTTCTTTGAGGCGCGCGAAGGCCAGCTATACGGGTTCCGCTGGAAGGACTGGTCCGACTACAAATCCTGTGCGCCGACGGCCCAGATCGCCTTTACCGATCAGCTGCTGGCGCGCGGCGACGGCGACACCCATGACTTCCAGCTGATCAAATCCTACCGGTCCGGCCAACAAGAGGTCGCGCGGGTGATTGCCAAGCCTGTGGCGGGCACGCTGCGCATCGGGGTCAATGGATCGGAACTGCGCGAGGGGCTGGATTTCAGCGTCGATTTGACCACCGGCCGGATCGTTCTGGATGAGGCCCCGGTGACCAATGCCGAGGTCACCGCAGGCTTTGAGTTCGACGTGCCGGTGCGCTTTGATACGGATCGCATCGCGACCTCGGTCGCGTCGTTCCAGGCGGGCGACATGCCGAATGTCCCGGTGGTGGAGCTGCGGGTATGAGTTTCAATCCCGACCTCGCCGCGCATCTGGCCAGCGGCACGACCCATGTCTGCAACGCCTGGGCGATCACCCGGGCCGACGGCATCGTTCTGGGCTTCACCGATCATGACCGTCCGCTGAGCTTTGACGGGATCGACTTCCGCGCCGACACCGGGCTGTCGGCCCTGGCGCTGCAACAGGGCACCGGCTTGTCGGTCGACAATTCCGAGGCGCTTGGCGCGCTCAGCGACGCAGCCATCGGTGAGGCCGACATCGACGCGGGCCGCTTTGACGGGGCCGAGGTGCGCGCCTGGCGGGTCAACTGGCAGGACGTGGCACAGCGCCAGATGGTGTTTCGCGGCACGATCGGAGAGATCAGCCGCGCGGGCGGGGCCTTCACGGCGGAACTGCGCGGGCTGTCAGAGCCGCTGAACCAGCCGCGCGGGCGGATCTATCAGAAACCCTGCGGGGCCGTTCTGGGGGACAGTGCCTGTGGTGTCGATCTGACGGCCCCGGGCTATGCGGTGGAAACCACGGTCAGCACGGTCGCGGGCGCGCAGCTGACCCTGCCTCCCTTGCCGGACTATGAACCCGGTTGGTTCACTCATGGCAGATTGGATGTTCTGTCCGGTGCCGCGCAAGGCCTGACCGAGGCGATCAAGCGCGATCAGGCGGGAGAGGAACGGCAGATCGACCTCTGGGCCAGCCTGCGCGCGCCCCTGGTCTCAGGGGATCGGGTGCGGATCAGCGCGGGTTGCGACAAGCGGATGGTGAGCTGCCGTTACAAGTTCAACAACCTCGCCAATTATCAGGGCTTCCCGGATATCCCCGGAGAAGACTGGCTGGCCGTCACCCCGGCACAAAGCGGTGCCACCAGCGGAGGCAGCCGGAGATGACCACAGTGACCACCCCAGACGCTATTGTCACCGCCGCGCGCGGCTGGATCGGTACGCCCTATCTGCACCAGGCCTCGCACCGGGGGATCGGGGCGGATTGCCTGGGCCTTCTGCGCGGCATCTGGCGCGAGCTGTATGGGGCCGAACCGGAGCCCGTACCGCCCTATAGCCGCGACTGGTCGGAACCTTCCGGGGACGAACGGCTGTGGGCGGCGGCGGCGCGGCATCTGCTGCCTGGGGGCGCAGAGGCCCCCGGCCAGGTCCTGCTGTTCCGCATGCGCAGCGGCGGGGTGGCCAAGCATCTGGGCGTTCAGGGCGCTGTAGGGCGAAAGCCCACATTCATCCACGCCTATTCCGGTCACGGGGTGGTGGAAAGCCCGCTCTCGGCCCCTTGGCGGCGGCGCATCGTGGCCCGTTTCACATTCCCGGAGGTCTGA